TTCACGAACGCGGCTTGTTTCGGCGTCAGGGTAGCGGGATCGCGCTGCCATACATCGCCGATGAACCGCTTATCGAAGCAGCCGGGCAGCATGGTGGCGCTTTGCAAATGCCGCAGCGCCTGCCGCATCGTCTCATGCTCAGCCAGGTCGACCAGGTCAGGCATTCGGAGTGTCCTGTCCTGGCAGACGTGGCCAGATTAGTATCGAACCAGATTCCAACCTTTTCCCCAGGGGCTTACAGTCGCAAGGAAATGCAATCATGCCTCCCCCTGGGCCTTCAAACACCGAAAAAGCTTCTCCATCCGTTTCTCTGACAAAGTCCAGCTCAGGATGACTTCGAAAGCCGAACATTTCGATATGTCTCCACTCATCCACGCGCCGCCTCCATCTCTTTCACGATCGGGTCATGCGGCGGCAGTTTTGGCGCCAGGTGCTTCGGTAATTGCCGGCGATATTTCCAGGTCATGTCCTTGACCCGGTCGATCTGTGCGGGTTCCAGCGCGGCGGCCTTTCGGAAGTGCTCCACGTCCTGGCGGTCCCAGCGATTGTCGAACCTTACCTCGGCAAGATAGCCCAGCATGATGCGCGCCTCGGCCTCGGCCGCTTTGTGCATCCGCGCGGCCTGGTCATGGTCAACTTCAGCCAATGCCATCGCCATCAGTAAACCCTCCTGGTGAATTCAGGAAAAATACCGCCGCTTTTTTCAGCCTGGTCCTGCGCCCGGTTCGCCTCCTCGGCCGTGCCGAAAAAATTCTGGCTGCTCAGCCGCCCATCGGCCACGCCGGTGCGCGGCACCGGGTCATAGCCATATTCCATCACCGGCGACCGGCTCGCCGCCACCGCCAGCACGCCGGCGATCGCGCTGTCGCCGTGCCGCTTTTTCGCTTTCTCGCCGGTTCGCTCATCCGGCACACGGCCCACGCCGCGCACCAGTTTCACAAGGCGATGGTCATCCATAATCTCGCGGTCACGGGGAATGATGATGGTACCGTCGTCGAACGCCGATTTCCAGCGCGGCATATTTTCCCGGTACCAGGGCTCGGTCAGCACCACGGCCTCGATGCGCTCGCCGTATTTTTGAACAGCCACTTCGGCCAGGTATCCGCCATTGCCGCCGGCATCGAACTTGCCAGCGCGGAACAGCGGCAGCCGGTCGATGATGTAAAACACGATCTGTTTTTGCGCCTCGTAAGGCACGTTGCGCATCTCCAGCACGAAAGGCGTACGCAGCATCAAGTTCCGCTGGATCGCCAACGGCCAAAAAACCGAGAGATCGCGTTTACGTCCGAAATCCTGCCCAAAGCAATGCGGCGTTTTTCGGTCAAGCGTCTCCAGCTCGGGCAGCAAATGGATTGCGCACCACTCCTCGATCTCGGCAATTCGCAGCCTCTCCGACATCATCATAAAGCTGCCAGGCAGATCCAACCGCGGCACCGGAATGCCGTCGCGCATCCGCGCGTCGATCACCGCCGCCGAGAGATAGGTGCCAGAACCTTCCGCCGGAATACACAGCAACTCCTCATCGGCATCCGTTCCATATTCCGCGATGATGTCCGCGCGCCATTGAACCTGCGCTTCGGGCGACCAGGCTTTCCCTTCCTTCATGAAAATACGCTTGACCAGGCCGTCCTCGATCGCGTCGTCCAGCGTGCAGCGAAGTAGATGATAGGGCTTTTTGCCGCTTCGAATATCATTGATCAGCACGTTGAACGGGTGGGCATCCCCGTTATGGGTGGACATGATGACCACCTTGCCGCCCCACATCAAATGGGCAAGCGCGGCTTTGATCACAGCATCCAGATTGTCGTGGAAGGCGGCCTCGTCGATGATCACCACGCCCTGTTTGCCGCGCAATGATCGGGGCGCGGAGGAAAGTGCGGTAATCTCGAAACCTGATCCAAATTTGATGCGGAACGTCAGAATGTCCTGGTCCGGTCTCTCGGGGTCCTTGAACAGGCTTTCTTCCAGCTCGATGGCGGCCGGCTCGATCGCCTTGGCCCACTCCGCGCAGTAGGAGACGAATTCGCGGGTCATCTCCTTTTCGTAGCCCATGTACATGACATTCTTGCCGCCCGCGTTGGCGGCGGGTGCGGCGGTCATCACGGCGACGGCCGCCATCGCCCAGGAATAACCGATACGCCGGCTTTTCTCCGCCACCGTCACCGAATATTTTGAAACCGACGCCATCAGCTCCTGCTGGTATTTTAGAAATACCGGCGGCAGCTCACCTTGCGGCGCATCGAGGACGGCGACGTCGCTCATTCGTCACACACCGGGATAACGGTCACCGCCTCCCTGTTGTGCACGGCGAAGGAATATTCCTCATGCGTATCCTGCCAGAGCATCCATCGCCCGAATTTGCTTTGCTCCAAACCGGACTGGCTCCGGCACGAACTCATCACGCCTGCGACGTGCAACCCGAGATCAATCTGTGACATAGCATCGCTCACCGCGCCGCTCGCTTCGTCATCAGGCGTGCCTTGCGCTGCGCCTTCTGCGCGGCGCGCTTTTTGTTCTTCCGTGAATACCGCTTTGAAGGACGTTGCTTCGGTCCTGGCACATACGGCGAATAGGAATGCTCCCGCTGATCAAGCAGCGTTGTTCCGGGGCAGATCGGTAGCTCCATAAACGCGCGTCTTAGCAAAAGAACATCGCCCAGAACTTCGGATTGCTCGGAAAGAGCGCTGACAAGGCCGAGCGACGCCATCGCTGACGCCATGCGATGCTGCAGCAATTCCCTCGTATCGCCGACGATCAAAACACGGCGGAAGCTTAAGCGATCGTCATTCACGTGCGCATCGCCTTCCACCCATCGATGTAAAGCCGCGCCTCGAAGAAGCCTTTAGACCAAGCGTCGCGCTGACCACTTTGCGTTAGCGGGAAAGGGTTATCCCAAGTCCGCATCCCGCGCACATACGCCTCGAACCCATCATCCTCGGCCGCCTGCACCAGGTCGATCACAAAGCTAGGGCGTGCATGGCTCACGTCACATCACCAGCCAGCTTGGACCGCAGCAAATAACCTTCAAGTTCCCAGATTTTTTGCCGCGCATTTTGGTAGGCCAGGCGTTCGCCGACATCATAATCAAAGCTGGCCGGACTCGCGGCTGCACTTGTTCCCACAACCACGAACCCATTGCGCAGCTTCAACCCGCAAATCGTCACAGTCGTTCCCGGAAAGACGTGGTAATCCGCGCCAACAATCAGCGCGTCCACCTGCTCCTGCGTTACCTTGTCAGTCATCACCTCACCCCGAAAATTTTGGATTTAATCGCCTCGACAGTGTCCGCCGTCAGCCCCGCCGTCTTCGCCACTTCCTCCACCGCCTGCATGCTCTCGGCCTTTGCCTTATCGGCCGCGCGCTTCTCAGCCAGCGCCAAAAATTCCACATTGCTCTTGCTGGCGCGCCCCAGATGATCCAGCGCCTTTGCCAGCATCATCACGCCCTCTGGGTTGCCCTGCATTGCGGCCGTGCCGTCATTGTCGACGCCGCCTTCGCCCTCCAGGTGGTTCATGAACAGATCGTTGATCGCGCCATGCAGCAGCTCGATATTCAGTCTGGCGGTCTTGCTCTCCGGCGCATCGCCCAGCTCGCGCACCAGCGCTTCCGCCACCACCCGGCTGTTGCGCATCTTCTCGGCGATCTTGTCGAACCCCTTGATATGCCGGCCCAGCGCCGACCGCGAAACCGCGACATGGCTGCGCATATCCGCCAGGTGCGACAATATCTGGTCGATCGTATGCCCCTCGCCGCGCAGCCGCCCGATCTCCACGCGGATCTCCGAGGGCAGCTTGTCGATGCTGGAAGGCCGCGACATCAGCCGGGCTCGCGCCGCGCCACGCCCGGATGCGCGCGGCCCTGCGCCACTTCCTGGCCGGCCGTCAGCAAATGCGCGATCCAGATTTCACCGGTTTGGGTCGGGACCGTTTCCATGCGGATCAGGCCATGTTCGGACAGAAACGAAAAATCAGCGCGAATTTGTTCCTTGGTTGGCCTATGGCCAAAAGTCTCCGTCACCGTCTTCAGCACGGTCTCGTTGGCCTTATACCCGGCCTCGTCCAAGGCCCGCAGAATGATCAGCCGTCGGTTCTGGGCCAGGGTTTCCTGCATGCTCATTGTTTGCCGCCGCCCTTGACTTCGTTTTCCACCAGCATCTGCAGAAGATTATTCGCGGAAGTGAGTTGCCGGTTGATGCCGTCCATCTCGCCCAGCATGCGTTGCCCCTGCTGCTCCACCACGCCGATGCGCGCGCCGAGTGCGGCGGCCTGCTCGCTGGTGAGCAGCTTGCCCATATTCTTGTCGATCGAATCGACCTTTTCTTCCACGTCCTCCAGCCGATCGGCCATCTTGCCGTGCTCGGCGCGCGTCACGAAGCTGGCCTGCATCCGGTAGATGAACATGCCGCCCAACATGTTCAGAACAACCAGAAGCACACCAAGAACTTCCGCCGCCGCCTGCCAATCGCCCGAGGACCACATACCTAGGGCGTCGCCGCTGGCGGTGAGCGCCGCCCGCTGCTCACGCAATGGAAAATCGTCGGTTTCTGGCTCATACGGCAACCCTCAATAGTTTGCTGGAATACGGCGCCGGATCGCTCCGGCGCCGATCTTCATTCCAGGCAGGTTCAGATCAGAAAATACCTTTCAGGAAGGCGATCATCTGATCGATCAGCGAAAGGCCGACCGTCGCCTGCGACGCCGCGGCGGAGGACACCGTGCCGCTCGCGCCGGCGGCGGCAATCACCGGCACCGCCGCTTTCACCGCATTCTGCACATCCGTCAGCGCGGTCTGGTGGGGCGCTTCTTCCACCACCGTGTTCACCACGCCCTCGACGGCCTGCAATCCGGCATCCGCCGCGGCGCCCATCGGGCCGCCCAGCGCCGCGCCGACGGTGGCGGCCACGTTCAGACCGCTTTCGATATTCTGCATCTCGGCGGAAAGCGTCCCACCGGTTGTAATGGTCGTTGTTTCTTCGGGCACGTTCAGTTTCCTTGTGTTTGAGGTTTTGTCGTCGTCGTTGCTCCGGCCGGGTCCGCCGGCAGGGAAGGCAACAGTTTCAGCGCGATCAGGTAATGAAATGCCGTGGTCAGCAGCGCGGAAGCTGCGACCGCCACACCGTCCGGCACCGCAACGCCGCGCAATGAGAGCAGGTAGATCACGATCGTCACCACCGCGAGCGACCCGCCGCCGGCGGCCGACCCTGCGGAGACGGTGGTGTTCACGGCCGCCAGC